TGCCTCGAGCTTCGCAGAGCCACACACGCGCACGTCGCCACCAACAGTTTGCAGTGCCTCGAGCTTCGCAGAGCCATACACGTACACGTAGCCACCAACAGTTTGCAGTGCCGGAGCCTCGAGCTTCGCAGAGCCATACACGCGCACGTCGCCACCAACAGTTTGCAGTGCCTCGAGCTTCGCAGAGCCATCCACGTACACGTAGCCACCAACAGTTTGCAGTGCCGGAGCCTCGAGCTTCGCAGAGCCATACACGCGCACGTCGCCAGTGACCTCGACTAAATCTTTAAACTTATCTTGATTTTCTTTCGTTATTTCTAAATTTCCGATGTGTTTCATTTATCAAATCCTTTCTAGCTGGCTCTGAAGTGAGTCTTTGAATTCTGAATTTTTAATTTCCTGTTGGGTTATTTTTCGGCCACGAAGCCACTCGGTTCGGAGTTTCTCCGCATCTAAGAGCAAGTAACTAATCGAATGGGCACTCGCCACATATCGTGGGTTATTGTGCTGGACATAGAACTTAGCGATGTCAGGAGCTTCTGTTTGTGGAACCCTCTGAAGAAGTTTACTAAGCTGGCCGTTTACTCGGGCGTTTCTGGTGGGACCCACACCATAGCGATCTTTGTATGCCTCAGAATAAAACTCCCAAACAGGGGATGTTGGCGATGGTGATTTATTTTTTCTTGAGGTTAAGGCTTTTGTTGTTCGCGATGGCGGTTCTTTGGGAACCCCATCGCAATCATCTATCCTATCCTTTCCCTTCTTATCCTCTCCTATCCTATCCTTACGTCGAACGCTCGACGATTGGTCGAGAGGGTTCTCCGAGTCCACACACGTCAACCACTTAATTTCGCTTGGATTTATTTTTCCAGCCCTCGGCTTGTCTATTTTTTGGTGCTTCCAGCCCAACACAAGCACTAGCTGAGCATCCTCCGAGACCCCTATAAGCCCTTCCCGAAACAGAGATCTTAAGATATGCTTGATGACCTGTGGGCGGAAGGTTGGCATGAGCAAGGAGAGAGCTCGGGCATCGCTGGTAATAACTCCTTGATCAGAAGCGAAGCACCACATTCCCACAAAAAACAAAGCCGCCTCATGAGATAGCTTTGATATTTTATCATCCCTAAAGAAATCAGGTTTAATTGAACGGATGCGCGCCATTTGTTTTCCCCCTGTTGAAAGACTTAATTTCCTCGCAAAGACCTCGATCAACATTGCAGTCAAACGGATAAATGAAAGTCTCTGATTCTATTGTTTGATCATTTTTAATAAATAATCGGATCAGCTCTGTATGAGTTGCCTTTGCAAGTGTTAGCGAAAACGTATCGAAGGTTTTCGCCACCAAAACACCCTGAACTAGAAACTCTTTGTATTGATCTGAATTAAGCTGAAGCAGACTCAAATTGAATTGAACATATTCAACATATTCACACAATTGAGAGATGGCATAAACATCTGCATGTTGTTTAACCTCAACTACCTTAAGCTCATTACGCAGTTGATATGGCTCAAACACCAAAAAATCACATCGATGCTTAAATCCAAGTTGGAACTCTCGGAAAACCCGAGAACCCTCATTCAACCAAAGAAGCTCTTTTGGTTTGCTTTGAATAAGATTACAGATATCTTCTTCAGACATATATGGTGGATGTGATGCCATTATCCCCTCTCCCCTCGCGAATTCATGTTGTTGATTTTGAATTTTGAATTTCTTGAAAAAATGTTTCGAAATGGCTCAGGTAGAACCGAGGTAGAACTGCTTTTTGTAACAATTTGTATTAATGTGGTACAATTACGCAGAATAAAAGCACTGATCGAAAAGTTGGTTAAATTACCAAAATGAGTCAGTTTTTTGGTATTACGAATGATATATTTTAAATGGTTGAAAAGTGCCGAAAAAGATGTTGGTGCCCCGGGCCAGGTCACCAATGCAAGCAATTTTCCTGAACAATTTAGCGTATTTAATAATAATATGTAGCAATTAGTAGAACTAAAGTAGAACTCAAATCTCGGTACTATGCAAGCACTCATTCAAAGGACCTCCGCATAAATTCGGCGATCTTTTCGTCAGATGGCTTACAGTAAACCTTCTCATAAATCTTTAGAGACATATCTAAGACGCGACAAGCAATAATTGGAGGCCAGTTATCCTCAGCTGTCTTTGTTGCAAACGTGTGTCTTAAATCGTGAAATCGCAGCCTATTCTCGATTCCAGCGAGCTTTTTCATCGCGTCCCACCCGTGGTCAAGTACCTGGCTTGAAATGTGTCTATTCGGGTCTGTAGCCATCGGAAACACGTACTGGGAATTTTTGTTATACTTGAACTGTTCCCGCAAAGCTTTCTCAGCAAATGGGGACATCGGAACTTTGCGCCAATGCTTATTTTTTGACCAAACCTCAATTTCCTTTTTTGGCCAATTCACACGGTCCTTAAAAAGGATACCAACTTCCATTTTACGAAGCCCCATCGTGGAAGCTAAAGCAAATGCCGCTTTCGATCGGGCCGCAAACATCGCTTTTTGAGCTGGCCCGTCACCGCCATAGGGTGAATTTTTTATTTTGTCTGCGGCTTCTTCCAAAGCTTTTAATTCATCGGCCGTCGCTACCCTACCAGCCTTTTTATATTTCTTTCTTTTTTTAATAGTCGCTCCGAGATCCTGAAGGTCGTTCAGGTTCGGTGGAAGTTCCGTAATGTACTTTCTTTCCAATGCAAACGTAAGAAGCATTTTAAAATGCACGAAAGTTTTTTCGAAAAGGCGACCATCTTCGCTATATTTATTTAAATACCAAACTTTATATTGGCTTATTGTTTTCGAGTTTAACTCGAGCGTTGTCTTTTTCCCCCAAAATGGCTCGATGCCATATTTCCAATTTGAATTATAAGTTTTCTGAGTAGCCTCAAACCTGTCCGCTTTTTTAAGCGGCATGAGCTCGTTAGTCCAAATATCGCCCCACGTTTGGGTTGAAATACCAAGGCGATCTTTTTTAATTTCTTCTTTTGTTTTACCTGTCGAGCGCGCCTTGAGTTCGTCTTCAACTAATCTCTGAGCTTCTCGAATATTGGTTTTTCTAGTGCGAATAATGATTTTACCTTTTTTATAGGTAATTTTTCCGCTCAAAAGATTGACATAGAAATTAGGATAGCGTTCAATCGCAACTAAATCCGAATAATTTTTATGTTCAACCCACTCCACTGGCCTCACCTTTACGAGTGGGTTTTTTATTTTTTCTTCCATAAAACCTTTAGCTGCTTTTTCTGATAGTCTTTCTCTGTTTTATCCATGATTCAATTTCAGACATACGGAATCTGACCTGTGATCTATTTTTGTTTTTAGGCCCAAACTTGTAATAAGGAAGCTGAAGGTTATACATCGCCTTCCTAATGTACGATATAGTAAGCCCTGTAAGTTCCGATAACTCAGTTATCGTTAACATTCGCTCAAACTCTTGTTGCTTTTCCATCCCGAATCCCCTCTATTTTTTCTGAATTAAAGTGATAATAATTTTTGTGTTCTCGCTGACTTTTACCGAACAAACCTCGATAGATTCGTTCGATTCATTTTCTTTTACAAAGCTTTGGATCTCGTTTTCATGTGAAAGAAGCGTTGTAATTTTATTTACGAAGTCGTTTGATTTTAACATTGTTGCTTGCATAATTATTCCCCCAAATGCAGATCAAGTTCTCGACTAAATCTATCTAACAAAATTTTCCTTACCATTTTCTTTTCAATTTTTAAAATGTAACAAAGAGTTTTCCATGCAGCGAGTGGCGGCTCAGCTAAACCACGCTCCCAATTGGAAACAAATTGAGGGCTAAAATAACCAAGATGGCCGGCGACATCTCCATGAGATAGACCGACTTTTTCTCTTGCTTGTTTTATGAGAGTGCCTAGCTTCATCATCTTTCCTCTTTTTTGTCATCTACAGGATTCAAATAAACTTCATGCTCGTTTTGCCTTGCCTTCTCATAGATTTTTTTAGGCACTGGCATATCCAAATCCTCGTATTGTTTTTCAATGAAATTTTCCTCGTGGCAGTTTGTACAAAGTCTTCTAAAAACTTTCTCTCCGCAATTTAAACAATAGCTCATTCGCCCCTCGCTTTTTTGATTGACGGCTCAATCAATGACAACAGGAATTCTGTTTCACCTGTTGGTATTTTATCTCGACCTCGTAGCATAACTTCAATGCGCTCAAGAGCTTCAAGCATTTCGGGCGCGGATGCTATGAGGCGGGCGTTTCTACTGCTCATGCAGGTGGCTATCGGCCCAAACTCCACAGTCGTGTCATGAATATCAACTTTATTATTTCCTACGATCCAAGGCCCCGGCGTGTGTTTCATAAAGAAGCTCCCGTTTCGGTTTCTTGTCTTTCGATAAAGTCCTGCAATAGTTCTTCTTTCATCCGATCAATTTGCTTTTCTGAAAATTTGTCTGTGATGTTTATTTCGTAGCCCAGAACGGTGACGTAGACGGCAAACTCTATAACCTCAAAGTGATCGCGTTTTTCAGTACCGAATGCATGGTCAAAAGATCCGTCGGTAATTTCGATAGTCCCATCAAGATTGCAAATACAAGTTTTGTCGTACAAGATGTTATGACTGCGTTTCACCTGTAATCTCCAATTGATCGTCTGCATCGAATTCAGATGGCTCAGTCTCATCTGCGGCCTCGACTATTTTAGAAAGACGTTTTGATTTAGTTGACGGCGGTGCCTTTTTCTCTTCGACAGAATCAATATATTTGGGCTCCCCTTTTTCATCTATTGCAGCTTGGTCAACTTCAAGAGCTTTTTGCATATCAACGGACAAGATTCCAAACTTAGACAAGCCCATACGCACAACTGTTTTTAAAGCCATAACTGTAAAATCAGAAACCCACATACCTTTTCCACGTTGATACATTTTAGAATATCGTTTCCCGTGGGTCTCGACTTCTTCTCGAGTCATATAAAAATATTTTTCGTAGCCGTTAATAGTTCGGAAATAAAGAAGGTATCCGATTTCTTCGTCGCTCAATGCTTCATTCACAAATTCCATGTCGCCAGTAAATGGATTATAGCTTTTTAACTGCCCTTCTTTCACTGGGGCTACGTTTATCTTTTTATATTGTCCGCTTCGAATAGCGAGCTGAACATAACCCTTCCATCCGATTTGAAACTGTGCGAATTCTTTGTATGGAACTATAAATGCAAACCCAAGGCTTGGATTGATCGGAAGATCCATAGACGCAGCAACCGCAGCCGCAGAAATTACCGACATAGGTTCGCATTTCTTTAGCTCTGGGTTTGAATTTACAGATGATATGATCGACGACATAAATGCTGGAGCACGTTTACCAAGCATTTCCTCAAATCGCTTTTGAATATCCGGGGTTCTTAATAATCCCTGGAGTCTGTTTTCTGGCTTTTTTTGAATAGCCTTAGTTTGCTCACTCATTTTACGATCTCCTTTGATTTTGACCAATTCACTCTAAAATCTCGATAGCTTTCTCTTGTATAGGATTCTACTAATGTTTCTGAGATGATCTTTGCGTTAACACTAAATCCAGTTCCAAAAACCTTCTCGGCGTCGCCAATTTTTTCAAGAATCTGTGCTTTAATAGATTTCTGTGCTTTTTCTGCTTCTGATTTTTGTTTTCCTAAATCTCTGTACTGCGCACAAAGGTCAGCTAAGTCTCTGTCATTTGATGCGTCCATTATTTTTCCAGGAGAAGCATAACGATAAAGTTGTCTAATGATTTCGTAATCGCGTGAGAAATCCGGCTCAGGAGCTTTGTTTTTTTCGAGCATATCTCTGAATTGCTCAACCTTTTTGAAAATGGATTTTATAACTTTTTCGTCTGGTTCTCGCCGCACAAGAACAACCCTGTTCCCGCCGACAAGAGCTCCAATGTAGCAATAGGAAAGATCCGACACCGCCAGCTGATGTTGTACCTGAAGTTCGATGTGTGGAGGGGCCTCGATATCGTCACCGTCAACCGACCAAGTGTCTCTAAATACCGAGGCATCTACATTCTTAACTTCGAGAATGCCATCTACCCCAACCCGATAATCAAACGATGAGCCCATACCGATCTCTGGAAGAAAAATGTACTCGTCCATGGCTCGAACTTTCCATTTGTTGTCCTTGCCGATCTTTCTGGCTATCGACCACTGAAGGACATTGCCCCATTCAGTTCGTTCAGTTTCTTGAAATGAATCTTCAATATTTCCCTGAAGGCGATTGAATAGTTCAAATGGAGTTAAATACGGAGAGACGCCAAACAACGCAGCGACATCAGTAGAGTTTATGTTTTTCTTGCGAAGCTCAAGCCAGTGGGATTCTGATTTAGGAACTATAGTTTCGCGCTTCATTTCAACCTCTTTTAAGGGAGGGGAAGACGAGGTGGGTTTTGGAAATCTCAACGGGCGGGTTAAGGTCCGCCCACCTCATCTATGCCCATAAAATGTTTACAAGCTACAACAACCCAATGCCGCGCAGCAAAAGGTATGTTATAGGCAAGGTTAAGAAGCTCTATCGTCCGTTAACGATAAGGCTTCCATTTCCTCGGGATATAGGAAATCAGCAAAACTACAACTCAGGGTGCTTCTTATATTCAACGCCACTGGTTTAATTGGCATTATCCCTCTAAGGTAATTTTGCTTCATTGTTACAGGGGCAACCCCGCATTGATGCGCAAGCCACTCATGGTCTTTCCCTAACTCCGCTAGTTTCTGTCGTAAAAAACTGACTTTCATGCATCGAAACATACATTGATGCATTATTTATTGCAACCAATAGCTGCAAGTGTGCAGTTTTTACTGCGCGTTAAAAGCGATACGTTATTTAGATGGATGAAAAATTGTTAATGTTTGCAAATAAAATCAGTAACTTAAGAAGGTCAAAAAGACCCAAGATGACTCAGGAAAAACTTGCTGAGAAGGTTGGGGTTGAAACGACCACGGTTTGGCGATGGGAAAACGGGCGCTCAATGCCCGATACTAAGCATATCCCATTGCTTGCCGATATACTTGGGTGCAGTGAAAGATTTTTATTAGACCTAGAGGATGAATCACTAATAAACGAAACAAAAAAAGAGGATTTGTTTTCCTCAATTGTCCGTATGCTTGCCACCTTTGATTACGATGAGCTTAATCAGGTTTTTTCTGCGGTTGATCCTTTGTACCGGTCTCGTACTCGTTCGCTTGGCAGGCTCAAACCTGCGAAATAAGGTGAGTGCTTTCATCATGGCCACAACAGATACGTCCAATTCTCTTTTGATTTCATAGTAATGATCCACAAAACGCCCCGTTCCGCGATTTCTCAGGGCCCACACATAAACAAATTGTATTTATATAGCAACAATGCGTTAATTCTTTATAAAAAATATAGAAATCAATGGAATGATCCAGATCATCGTTGTGTAAGCAAAAATCGACTATCACCCGTCAAAATCGTAAACAGTAAGAATAAATAAAACCGATTTAGAACGGCACCGAGACTGCAATATAACTTTAAAGTTATACTTTCGAGGTTTTTGTGAGAGTTAAAATTTACATTTCATTATTATTCACGCTAGTTTTAACGGGCTGTGATTCCGAAAAGGAAGCTGTCTACGTTCCGGTATTGCAAGATCAATCGGAACCTGAATGGTGCTCGGAAAAGCTAAAAATACCGCCATGGGCAGGTGAATTAGTCGCCGAAACTAATGGATATAAATGGTATCGACAAGGCAACTATTATTACGCCCTTGATGCAAACAACGAAATGAAACAATCAGCCGGCCTTATCTACGAGGACAGCAATTGCACTAATCCTGTCGCAGAGGTCTTTGATTACCCACTTCACTACAGTAACGACATTTATGTTTTTGAATTTGAGTGCAAACTTTATCGGTACCCTTTAGGTGGCGGCGTAGAGTCCATTTCAAACTTCTACTATAGGGTTCCAGGCGGAGAATGTGAGTTCATCACCAATACCGTTACTGCAAGAGAAATTGCACCGTTCGAGGGAGTCCTTGGGTTTTAAAAAGGAAATTCGTGAACGCCAACAGAATTTAAAGCGGCAATACAAATAGCTTCAGAAGGAGATCTTCCTTCACCAAAAAATTCTCCATAGGGCTTACCGCCGCTAAGCTTAACAAACCAATCAGGCCATTCACCTTGATCTGTCCACATTTCGAGCATGGGCACAAATAGGCTCCTCCGCAATTATAATTGCCACGGTTAAACTCTAGGCGTGGAGACTTGCATTTACACACATTTTTATTGAGGCTCATTTTATTCCTGGCCATTTTATTGGCGGTCTTGTTTTTGGCTTTTCGTTTTCAAAGATTCCTCTTGTGCCATTAAATACCTTACGTCTTTTAGAAAGTAAAATTGAAATTATCCATCCTATACTAATCCAGTAAATAAATCTTATAAATTGAGCAAATCTCAAATGATCCCCACTATGTTTTATAGGCTTGTCTCCGTGTCTTGGGTCATGGGTTTTATACTTTCTAATTTAAGTTTAGCATTTTCTGTGCCGGCGGCGAAAGATCCAGTTACCTCAATTTTTTCTCCCTTGAATGGTATTAGCGAGTTAAACATATAAACCATGTCGGTCGCTTCCCTAAAGTGCTGCAAGGATACGTTTTTTAAGTGCCGAGCCACCTCTCGAGCCTGTGTATAATAATGCAATTGTTCTTTATTGGTTTTGGCTTTTAAGCCGAGTTCACGCATCGTATTTACCATAAGATTTAGAGCCACTGGATTTTCTGGTTTCATCATCAAAGATTTTTCACAATAGCGAATGGCCTCTTCGAATTTCTTTGCCCTCATTGCATAGTCTGTGGCCAATACATAAGACTCAGGCGAATTTGGACAATCGGAAATCATGCGGTTAATAATGTTTTCTTTGAACCAATCCCATCCCATCTCTACAAGTTTTTTTCTATTGAACTCTGCGTAAGCTACATGAGCCGTAGGGAAATCCGGCCAAAGCTTAATTGCATCTTCGAATCTACTCTCCCCGTGGGCTATGTACGCATTCTTAATGTTAGACATTTTTGTCTTAAGTTCTTCGACATTCTCTTTAACCGGGGAGGTTCCGATCAGTGATTCATTTACCTTAAGCAAGTATGTATCGTTATACATAACGTGGTCTTGCTTAACGATTTCAAAGCCCGCCCGCGCAATCATTCCCTCAAATATTCTTCTGGTCCAAACATTGATATGATTTGTGTCATAGTAATATTCGAGATCAAATCCTGCGGCCCCGAAGTTACCGAGCGTATTAAACCACGTAGGAACGCTTAAATAAAAAAGACCGCCAGGCGCAAGACACTTTCTGTATTTTTCCATGCACTTGTCTGGGTCCATTTGATGCTCTAAAACCTTGTAACTAACAATCAAATCGTACTTCTTGGTCTCGTCGATATCCTCTGTAAGGTTTAACCCGAACTCGTGGTATGCGTTTCTTCGATATGAGGTTGTTAACTCGGTTCCGTAGAGTTCAGCCTTTGGAAATATTCCACGGAGCCAATGAAGTGTGAATCCAAAGGCCGCCCCAATCTCACAGATTTTAGGACTATCAATTTTTTTATCCTGCCATTCTTCGAAAAGACCTTCTAAAAACTTATGGTGGAAGTGGTTTTTTCTTTGGCCCGCATAAATATTATTTGTACTAGGAGGATTTCTGTATGCGGTTCGATAGTGTTTTTTAATTTCATCTTCAGTCTTCCATTTAGATGGGTAGCTTACAAAAGCGCAAGATGTGCAAATTGACATACCGACCGGGGCCTCTATTTTCTCGCCCGGTTTACTTGGATCATCACGAAGCTCGGTTTGCTTCATTCTAAATTGATCTACACTCTCCCATGTAGTTTCGCTGCAATTCGGGCAACGCATAATATTCTCCTTTTTTAAGTAAGTCTGGCCCAGTATTCATATTCGTCAAATTTTTCCTTAAAGGCTAAATAAAAATTTTTTGTCATTGGCTGAGCAAACAAAATCCAATTTTTTTTATTCCAAACAGTACAATAAGAAAAAACAAACAATTGTTCATGTTTGAAATTGCTAATTGTGCATTTCGTACCTCTAACAAATCGCCATCTAAGCAATAAAAAAAGCCACAATATAAAATTTGGTCTATGAACAGGAAACTCTTTTAGAAGGCTCACAATATAACCTCTCTAACTTTTTTTACTTGATTCATTAGTTTTTCAAAGTCCTGTAACGAAATTGCTTGGTCTGCATCTGATAGACTGTTCTTTGGATCATAATGTGTTTCTACTAAGATACCCCCCGCACCCGCGGCAACGCCTGCTAAACAAATATCTGGCACCATATCCCTGCGTCCACACGCATGAGAGGCGTCCCATATAACTGGAATCTTACAGATAGACTTTACGGATGAAATCACATGTACCGTCGGTGTCCACCGGGCATCATTGTGATATGTAGATGACCCGCGCTCGATCAAATAAAGTTCCTTGCATCCGGCATCAAGAACGTAATTGGCGGCACCTAAGAACTCATCAACCGTCATGCCCATGTTTCTTTTTAGGAAGACTGGCTTTCCTGACTTTCCAACCTCTTTTAGTAAAGTGTAGTTTTGGGTTTGTCTTGCGCCCACTTGGAAGCAATCTGCATACTCGGATATCCAGTCTATATCTCTGTAATCCAAAACTTCGATTATATTTTTAAGGCCGAATGAATTAGCAATGTGATTAAAATTTTTAATTAAGCCTCGATCAATCCATCCGAAGTTTTTCGAACCATAAGTTCCCGCTCTAAAAACCCCGGCCCTTAAATGTGTAGAATAATTTTTAACAACACTGGCTATTCTTAAAAGCTGCTCTTGAGATTCCATAGAGCATGGACCGGCGATCACAACAAAATCGTTATTAGGCGGCGTGTATTTTAATACATGTTCGTACTTTGGCGTTGGTCCGAAATTTCTTTTGTGGGCGAATTCATTTTCCATCAATAAGCACTCTTCTTAAAAAATGCAGCGAGTTCACGGTCTCGCTTTCGTTTAACTTCTAAAAATTTTTTATCATGCTCTTTTGCAATCAATGGATTGTCTCCTGGCAAGGGGTGTTTATTTCTAATTATTGCCCTTGCTGTTTGCTCAAGTGATCTATTTAGCCTAATAAAAAAAATATTAAGTTTCTCATCATTGAGTTTTTCTTTTGCAAGCTTATCCATTCCCGCTTGAATTCCGTATCGAATCCGCGCAAGCCGATTGATGTTTTTTGTCTTAAAGCACTGATCTAAGACCTCATTCCATCCTTTGTGAGAACCCGAAGAGTAAAGTTTTAAAAGGTCAATATAGTCGTGGCGGCTCATAGAGCTCCCTTTTCAATTTGTTCCTTTGTCCGCCGTCGCTCTTCTAGGTTGGTTTTTGACATTGAGTCTGGCCTTTGGGTGTAAAAGAAAAGTGGTTTTTCATAGTAACCGATTTTTAATGTATCCCGCAAGCGGACGAATAAATCTAAGCCGTCGTAGTTTCTAAGTCCGTCAGTAAACCTAACGGAATCCAAAGCCCTCTTTTCGAACATTGCGCCCGCAGGATGATGAGCGTCCCGCCCCTTTTGTATCTTGTGGAGGCCTCCAAAATAGTTGTCCGGATAAATAGCCTCACATTTTGTTGCGTGGGCAAACTTAAGCATATCCAAAATTGCAGTGTCTTTAACAAAATAGTCATCTGCATCAAGACGAATAACGTATTTGCCCCGCGCTTTCTTAAGGGCAATGTTTGACGAACTGGCAAGCCCAAGGTTTTTTTCGTTTCGAACCCACGACACATTCCTTTTTCCCAAGGCGAATCTTGCCATATGTTCGCACGTTCCGTCTGTGGAATGATCATCGACAATAATATACTCAAACATTTTTGAGAAATCGGACTGTATAAATACAGATGTCATGGCGCGATCGATGAACTTTTCAGCGTTATATGCACAGGTGTAAACACTAACTACGGGCGGGCAGTTAATCAGACCAAGCTCAGGATTCTTTCTTAGATATGAAATAACGTCTGTAAGCGTACAGTTATTTCCAAGAGATGCCATTATTACTTCCATGAGTTTTAAATCCTCTGGGAAATCTATAAGCAAATGAAACGGAAACGGGTCTCGAAGCGATTTTAGATTAAAAGTTTTTTTAGATGTTAGGCGAACAGCATACGAAACGTGCTCGACATTCTTGTACTTCTGAGTAGCTTCAGCCAAGCATCGTTGTGAAATGATTTCGAAACCAGTACCAGGCGTTAGCGTAGAACTAAAAACATATTCTATCTCATGGTCTTTTCGAACCTCAGCAAGAGATCTTCCCATGGCCTCCAGGTCGATAAAGATCTTGTCGTGAGTTACTCGGACAACGTGTGTCAGTGAAAATTTATTTTGAACCTCGTTAATTCGAGCCATTGGGTCGTTTATGTGTTCGCTTCCAAAAATAAACACCCCGTTTAGATCATGATATTCACGAATGACTTGAGTAAAAATAAGTCGGTCTTCTTCTGGAACGGCTAAGAAAATTGGAATATCAATTGGCAAAAGACGCCGTAGCGTGTGGACAATAAGAGGTATGCCGTTTACTTTTTGTAGCGGCTTATTTGGCAAGCGTTCGGATTTTGTTCTAGAACAAACAACTATACCTGGGTTTATAGACAAATCATGATTCCTTTCACGATTCTTTCTTCCGCCCAAGAAAGGTGTCTCCTAAATATGATCAAAAACAAGGCAGGCTTTGTCAAATTTTAAATGGTCTTTAGGACTCTCTTGGCGCTATATAGCCTTTATAAGACTCGTAAGAAGGGCAGTTTAAGCACGGATTTTTTTCAAAAGCCGATTTATCTTTAAGCGATCGTCTTATGCCCCTTGCTTCTTCCGACGCCCAAACCCCAAGAATTGTTTGTTTTTTGCAATCCCCGACTATTAAGTCGTTTGAAATAGAAGGACAGCATGGAGAAACCAGACCGTCCCAGTGAACAATAAGTCTCGCAAATGCTTGTATACATGCCTGGCGGCTTTCTGGGTCTCGCTTTCTTACTTCCAAATCTGACAAATCTTTATTAACTCGGCCAGATACTACGTCCCTAATGGAAATTGTTGCTTCCGGCCAGCGCCTTTTTACTTCGCCTTCTATGTCCTCATCTTTATTTAGATTTGTTCGCACGGCCTGGATTACCAATTCGGTTTCTGTTTTAACACGCTTCGGATGATTGTAAAAAAGATCTATATTTTCAGTTGTTAAATCGTGATTGCCGCCCGAGCGCTGCTTTTCAAAAACGTCTTTACGAAAAGAATCATAAGAGACTTTGACCTTGGTTAGCTTTGTGAATCCATCAAAAACATCGACTCGTCTATTAGGTGGAATTTTAAAATTAGAATTTGTAAGGCGATCTATAAAAGTCGATCCACCCGAAAGATCTTTAGCAAGACTTACTATGTCTAAATAATGCGGATTTAGCGTTGCCTCACCCCTGTAGTTAAATTTCATAGAATTAACTCCAAGGTCGGCGCACTCTAAGATTATTTTAAAAGCCAAATCCTTATCCATGAACCCTTTTGTGAAAGGTAAATTCTTTTGATCCGAGTGATAACAGTAGGTGCAGTTCATGTTGCACAGACTTGCAAGCTCAAGCGAAACATCGATGGGTTTTTTGTGATTTAGATTTGGTGCGTTTAAATAGTTGTACCTATACGCCGATTTCAAAATGTATTTTTTTATATTTTTAAACATATATTTTAAACATATATTATAATATGCGCATTAAAGTTCATAGCAATAAAATTGAGCGTTACTTATTGTTAGGCGAACTCCGTTGGCAATAAATGCGCTCAGGCTTATTGTGTGTGTGCCGGTCGTTGCATATTCAATCACGCCGTTAAATATTGAGCTTGGGTAGATGAGTATTGGGGCGTCCCCAGCGGTTACTGTGTTGTCGTGCGTTGCTCCAACATTCATTGATAAAAATTGAGATCCACCTATTTTTAAATCTAACTGAACATGCCCGGCTCCTGGAGCTATTGCCGGGGCAGTCTCCTTTGATACTGATATATATCCAGATACAAGGCCAAAAGCCAAAGGCCTTCCGGTTGTCTGAATGGTTAATGTAGACCCCCCGATATTATGTTCAACAAGAAGGCTCGATGATAAAGTGTCAAATGTTATTCCAGCGGCCGTCCTAGCAAGTCCACCCAATACGGAGCTTGCCGATGCGTCCATGCCCCCAATGTTTATATATCCTTGATCGTTTATTCTTCCTACCGTCGCGCTATCACGAACAATTAAGAGCTCAGATGCCGTTGTGTTCGGATCTGTATGCATGTAAAAACTTGACGTTGATGTATTCCTGTCAAAGTCCATATATTTAAAATATCCTGTGCGCCAACGATGCTCATCAGATCCAACATCATGAGTAATGTTTGATGCCGCAATTGTAAGCGGCTCAATTGGAATTAAATGTCCTCGAAATACACTGAAGTTTGAGTTAACCTCGGACGCCCTGGCCTTTGTGTTTGCTGCAAATTCATAAAAAGCAGTTATTGTTGCTGAGCTTGGCATAAGCTAAAACCTCCAAAACTTAAAAGACAATTGCAAAGAAAGCATAGATCCAAAGCGATCCACCAATCAGAACAATTAAGCTTGTCAAAAATTCTTGACTCATCACTTTATTTACCCCTTGCCACAAAGATAGAGAGGGCCACAGCAACCACTGCAAGCGCAAGCGCAACCGGCTTTTCCTGATAAAAAGCTAAATCATTTGGCTCGCTGAGCGCCTTATCAAGCTCGGCCTGTGTATCGGCTAGCTCTGAATGACAAAGATCACACTTTCTTTTGTAGGCCTCCAAATCAAGTCGGCCCATGCAAATATTATTTCTCACCACGTCCGCGGCGAATGATTTCGCCACGGAGCTCATCATCAGACAAACTAGAATTATGATCTTCAATAGCTTTTTCATGCTCCGCTCTTTTCACCTTAAGATTAAGTTTAACATTTTTTTTTTTGAGTTCTGAGTCCTGTTTATTCCCAAGCTGATACCCAAGCAAAAACCAAGGCAAATTTTTTTCTAAAAATGAAAGTATCTTGTCAAGCCAGGTCATTTTTTTAGCTTTGTGTTGGCAGAGGCCAAATCAATTATCTTTGCAAGAAACCCAGTAATCTTTGAAAGAATATCGTACAGTTTGTTATCTACATCTGCCTTGGTGGCATCTTTTATTTTATGTAGAGCCCCAGCCAGTCCAACTAAAAAAATGTTCATCGCAACGACATACATCAATATTTTTGCGATAAGACCAATCTCGCTTGGATCTGGTAACGCTTCAGACACGACATTAATAATCGGAGTCGGCTCTTGAGCAAATAGACTCCATGAAATAAAAATACAGAAGCACAGGAAAAAGTGGAAAAGTTTCATTTTAGACCTCCTTTAAGGTACATTTCTAAATCGTCTCTAAATCTGTCCATGCTAGTAAAATTAGGGCACGTTTTGTTTGGGTTAAATTCGTAGTGCCCGAATACGTTTTTAACCTCAAGGCCGTAATGGTTAAGTTTTTGCTCGATAAGCCAGAATAATGACTTCCATTGGTCTTGCGTGTACTGTCCCTCACCGACCATGCATATTCCGATTGAATTTTTATTTTGTCCTTTGCAGTGGGCTCCTATTTCATCATCGAGCCTTCCTGACTCTATCAATCCGTTTCTTCTAATTACCCAGTGGTACCCGCAATAGTATCCAGAGAGTGGGGCCGGGTTATACTCAGGCTTTTCCGAATGCCATTGATTTATTTCGATCATTCCTATATCCATGCTTGACGGGGTTGCTGAGCAATGAACAATGATTTTATCAATTTTTCTCATAAATCCATCCTTTGTTGTTGACGATAACCACACATGGGGCATGTTTTTTTCCTAATTTCGGTTATCAATTCTTGACGCTCTTTCCTCCAAACTTTAGGGATTTCATATTTTTGATAATATAAAACCAAAGCCCAAACCAGAATTGATATTGCAAATAAACCGTCTGAAAAACTCATATCTTCCCCTTCACCATTATGGAGTTTTTTCCAAGCCTAATTTGCTCACTTTCTATTTTTTCCATCCTCTTTTCATTTTTCTCCAAATAGCTTTTAAATATGCGAACAATTTCGTTGAAGTTTTGCTGAAGCGTTGAAACCGACTTTGAGTGGATTTCTAGTTCTTGTCTTAATTCACACATCTTAGTTGATAAATCTTGAGCTGCGAACATTGCGTCTCTAATCTTATCTCCCTGCTCTTTAATAATTTTCTCTCGAAATATATTTCTCTCATTCTGCAATTCCTTCTGTGTTTTGGCCCATTGCTTAAGAGAAAACATAATCACAGGGATCAATGCCGTTGGAATTCCTACAATGCCAATGATAAATTCTGTGCTCAGCCCATCCTCCAAATTTCAGCCAGGAGCTTCTTGCTCATTATTTTGGCCCCGTACATTCCAAATAATAATCCGTAGCGCTTGCATTTGTTCCCGCGCCGTTTTTACTATTAATTTCTACGTTTGTGGCTGTAATTGTCGATTCATTAATAGATAATATTTGCGTTGCTGAGCTACTTGATTGAATAGTGGTGCAAATTGGCGCCGCAGAAAATATTCCCGTAACTAAAGTAATAGTACACGTTCCAGAAGAAATGTTCCCTATTGAAGAAACCCAAGATCCAAACTGCCTTACAATCGACGAGCTAGCGTCACAATTTAAAAGTGCCCTTTCTGTTCTAAATACGCCGCTGTACTGAGTGACCACGGAATTAATTAACTGAGGGGCTCGATTAGTTGTTGCCCATCCAGAAATGGGAACAGAGGCCCTAAATGAATGTACTGTTGACGATAAAAAATCATTTCCGTTTTTCTTTGCTAAAGAATAAGACGATGATCCCTGGTATCCAACTGTCAAATATGATTTTGATGCCTCAGCCAATATATATCCAGTCGTAGCGCTGTTATTGCTATAGTTAAACGTGCCAGCAACGGATAATGTTGGCAGAGTAGATTCGGTAGTTAATCCAGCAGGGAGAGCAATTCTTGCCTCTGTCGCGGTGGTGGTCCCTGTCGTGAATGTGCCCATTATATGTAAAATTGATCCTACTCTCCAATGATACATATTAATGCCTGAAACAGTTCCAAATCCCGTAAAATCAGACGTAGTTCCATACGATGTTGGGCCATAATCAGATTGATCGGTTGCATAAACGGATTGGTCTGCATTAGGATAGTAAAAAACATCTATGGCTAAGCCCTGGGTACTGCCGCCGTCTGTTGACGAGGCATCAATAACAGAATCAGCACCGGACGACACAGCGGACAATTGAATTGTTACTGTAATATCCGATTGAGCTGTTGTGTAAGTAAAAGTCCCATTAATAGTTGGACACTTTACATAAGCAAGTACGTTCCCACCGCCGCACATTTGAGAATCAGACGTATTAGTTCCGTCTGAAAATCTATAGGTGGATCTGTCGGCGCTTTCTGCTCCAAACCTACCACGAGCAACAAAATGATATGTCCCTGGCGGAGCGTTTTGTAATCTTACCGCAGGTATCTTTGTAGACGGAGCAGTAACACCGCCAGTAACCGTCGGTGACGGACAATCTGTGTCGGCAGATGGGTTGGCCGGAGTCCCCGTACCAGTCGCCGTCCATTTACAACCAGCCGTCCTTGCATACTTTAAAGAGCCATAAAATCTAGCCTGGGCAACGGTACCGACGTTTGTAGATGAGCCAAGGTAAGCCCCATCCAATTTAATGCCAGGCTCATTTGTTTGTGAAACAACACAAAGCCTGATTGATTCTGTATTTGCTGGAAATAAGAAATTTAAAGATGTCTTCGCTGCGGTATATCCATCAAGTGTTGGCGAGTTTACAAGTGATGTAGAGGCAAGTGTATTTCCGCTTCCATCCCTTACCTCAAGTGTATGAGTATAAGCGACAGTCCCAGTCGAGTAAATAAAAGCTTCCCCGTTGGTGTTAGCCAGGCCAAGAGGAACCGTTACAGAATTTGAACAAAGCGTTTGCGAACTGGCACTCGCGTCCCAAGAGCCATAGGCATTACCGAAAAGAGGGCTTCCTGTGGATGTAACAAAATTGCCGCCAGAGGCGGACCAATATTGACGTGATTGCTCAAATCCACCATTCTGCAAAGTCTGATAAGTCGTAGGGAATATCGAACGATCAACGTAAGAAATGGCACCAAGCATACCAACAAAGAGAAACAAGAGAAGTAGTCGTTTCAATTCAAAACCCTCAAATTGTTGCTTAAATAGTTTCATCATGAAACCTCCGATGCATGAACATGCGCTTTTATGTCTGCTGTGCTAGTATCTGTTCCTCGTTTAAGTTTAATTTTAAAAACAGAATTTGCTGTCACGGTGACGGCATTAACAAGGCCAGATGCGTCCATTAGGTCTAGAGAAATTAGTTGGGCTATGCCGGAACTACCAGCCGACATATTTATTGCCGATGCTGTAGATGTATATTTGTTTGTTGTTGAGCTAACCGTGTCCCCGTTTCTAATAAGCGTTGTTTCGGAAAATAAATTAATTGAACCAGTTGTATCATCTGACTCTATTGACAAACGAAGAAATAATTGTGTTCCAGGAGTATAAGAAGATGGAACTTTGTAAATCCCATATAAAGCCTGATCTAATCCAGCGCCATACAAATACTTTCCAATTTCATCGTCAAACTCATAAGTTGGAGAGCTAGGTCCCTCGTCCCAGTGAACAGAAGACCCGCCCCCGCCCCCGCCCCCGCCAGCTCCAACCTCAGTAACATTGTTGGACGAATCTTTAATGTACAGTGTTGAATTGTCCTTTGCGAAAAGACTTAAAAACCCAGCGCCTGGCGTAGATATCGATGAGCTGGTTGCTTGCTCAGCGAAATTAGAAGCTATGCCATGGAGTTTTCCCCAGTAATGTTCTTCTGATCCAAGATCATAAGACCCAGAAGTGCCAGCCGTTGCAGTATTCGGATGAACCGGAATTATATGACCTCTGAAGGTATTAAAGTTATTATCAACTTGAGCAGATCTAATAATTGTGCCCGGTTCAAAATCATAAAAAGCAGTAATCGTAGCTGAACTTGGCACTTAGACCTCCCTAGCCAAAAAAGTGTTTTCCAAATTGTCCAAATCAATTTCAAAAGAAAGGAATTTAAATTCCTCGCCACGTAACAAAATACTGTCGCCGTCGGTTTTGTCGAAGATCAAATCTTCTTCGCTATCCACGCCGTCATCTGCCCAGTTGTTTTGGTCCCATAGGTTTTGAACAGAAACAGGGGCTGGGTCATAATAAACTTTGAAGCGATCAAATAGATCTAGGTGCGGAATAAAAGTTGTTGTGAATTTAATTTCATTTTTTAAACTCGAAACATCGTCGAATATCTCCTGGGCCATAAACTCGGCGGCGGTTGTATCTTGGATATAAATATTCTCAATGTCTAGAGTTCGAACTCCAAGAGCCCATGCGTTTGAGTTTCCATCAACTGTAAGACTTGCTTCAACAACCTCATAAGAAGTTTGAGTGTCGCCTTCTCTAAATTTAACCGATACTCTAGAGTAAAATTTTGAAATTGGAAATCCGAATGACTGAACTTCTTTTACTGTTTGACCGTACTCTGTATTAAAGGACCCTGCCCCATGAAACTCATAGGCAATAGAAGAGTCAACGGACGACCTAGAAATAAATTTAAACACCCCATCCTTATTAACATAAGGTACAAAATTTTCAGCTTCGGCGATCTTTTCAATAACTTCCCAGACGTTCCTGTCGATAACATCCTTGGCGGTACTTGTATTTAGATTTTCAAAAACATTCGATGTCGCAGAAATATCCCAGTTTGATGTAGTGTTATCAAAGAATGGCCTAAAAATAAAATTACCAGCACCATCGGTTTGATCTCTAACCATTTCGACGAACTTGCTTGCGGTCATTCCCGTTGATGTATATCCAGTTAAATTTCTTGCTGGAAAATCTTGGAACACTGAAATGAGAGGCTTAACATTTAGAGAAACGTCGTTCTTGTCAGACTGCAATAGGTCCCCAGAAATAATACCTATAAAAATAGAGCTTGTTTCTTCAAAATCCCAAACCGCGCTGTCAGCGTCCCACACAGACTCGTCCCAGGTTGTTTGGTCGTTAAATTCATTTCTAGTCCAAATGCCGTTATCATTTTTAGTTTGATTTACGAACCCAGCTTCAATCTTTAAAAGAGTTCTTTGTTGATTTAAAAATCCATACCACAAAGAGTTCTGACTCGTGTGTGGATTATATTTTCCAAGCTTGTTATCCACCACTATTTTGGCATTACTGAATGTAAGCTTTCCCCTTCTACCATTATCGACTTGAATTGTTATTTTTCCGTAAGACTTAATGTCGGTGCTTATTTCTAGCCAGTCCTCTTCAAACAAACCCGTTCCCAAGGTTCTGCGTCTGATATATGCGCGACGAAAAATTCCTATTGAAGGAGACTTAATTGCGCTTTTCATGGTGAGCTGGTTACTCAAAACGGCGTCTCCTTAAGTGTTATTTTTCCTGAAAAACCAGAGCTCGCAGCGTCGTCTGAGTAATTAAAGAAACTAAATGGGCCGTCCCAAACAACTTCATAGTTCGCCTTATCCCAGCTGGTTGCAGTTCCAAACGGACAAAAATTAAAAGCCTCGCCACTATCCCAAAGATCAAATAAAAGATCCCTTTGGCCTTCAGAAACATAGTTAAGGGTTAGTTGTGTGTCCCACTTTTTTCTGATGTTATGGATGCGCGATCCACCGTCTGATAATCTGTGTACTACTTGTTTTGGAACTAAGCTTGGTTTATATCCCTTTGAATTTGGTATTAAATCGAGCGCAAACTTAATATCGCCAATGTATAAGTGACCAAAAACTTTTTCTTGATTTACAGTAATTGTTTTTTTCGCATCAATTGTTATTGATGAAACCATCAGCGTATTAAATCTAAAAAATTTGTACTGATCGGAATTTCCAGTGTATTGACTTGCGGTTGTATCTGCATTTACTAGCGAAAATGAATTCGCAGTTATTCCATTGTAGTACATATTAAATTCTTTAAAATTAATATCGCTTAAGGCAATACGACTAACCGCAGTTGTTTCATCAAATGTTATAACTATTGAACAAGTAAGACTGTCATCGCCTAGGCCGTCGGTGTAATATTGATACGCAGGGTCTCGATTGAATAAATTCTGAGATGTGCCGGTGTTATTGCTAACAGAGATTTGCGTTGTGGTGTTGATGATATTTGTGGATAAAAATTCCATCAGATTACACCCTCGTCAAACGCAACGGACTCGTTTCCTTGTCTGAGCTTTAGAAGTTCGCGGTCTACAGCTTTGGCGAATTCTCTTGCCTGAGATTCATCTCCAAGAACTGGGCCTGTGAAAGTTATGTTTACGTTTGGTCCTCCGCCTAATCCAAACTCACCGAATCTATCTAAAGGAATAACAGCTTCAGGCTGACCACCCTCACCAATCGTTGCTTGAATACCACCAGGCCGAGGCATAACAACTCCGCCCTCTGCAAGCTGTACCCCAGCAATTCGAGCGGCTTGAGCAGCCATTGCGACACCAACCGCACCCGCTGCGGCAAAGTTGATCGGAGGCGGAAACGCAGCTAAAGCTTTCGAAATTGCCACAGGCGTATCGATTGCAATCTGTGTAATGGCAGCGGCCTTCCCAATTGCAGCAAGAGTTTTGTTGTTTGATTGTGCAAGGGTTGCGATTGTTCGGCCAGTATCTTCCCTGTCCTTGATCATATTTTGATGAGCTATAGCTTGAATTTGTTGTTCAACTAATGCCCCGCGCCTCTTGATCATCTCCATTTTTTTCTGATGATCTGTTTGAGTTGCAATTTCTTTATCGAGGGCGGCAATTAATTTTTGAAGACGAACAACGTCGTTGGCGTCCTGCCCCGCCATCTCGGCTTCGAAGTTAAGCATTCGCATTTCTTGCTTAGCAAGTTCTGCTTCTTCTATTTTAAGTTTTTCTTGCTCTGTGAGTTCGTCTTGTTTTTGTAGTTTACGTGCATTACTTTCGGCAACAAGAGCTTCTTCCTGAGCTATGTTTTCTTGTTTGCTTGCTAGAAATGCTTTATCAATTTCGGCCATCCTTCGAGCCGTGGCATCATATACTTCTGTTATGGTTTGGCCGTGAGTTTGAATGCGCTGTTTTTGAATTTCTAAGGCCCTACTAAACTGGCCATCCATTAAAGCAGAAACGGTTTCAACCGCTTGGGCAACCTCGGTGCCAATTACTTTTCCAACAAGCTCAAAGACACCGGCAATTCCTACTCCGACCTTAAGTAAGAATTGAAGCGACGAAACAAAAGAATCAATTATCGGATTTACAATTGAAACATCTGTCCCTATGTCTTTTATTTTTTGTGAGAACAAAACAACAACGGGCGCAAGTCTTTGCCCTATAGTTTCAAAAAGTTCGCTTGCTACGTTTTCAAGTTGTTTAAGAACGCCAAGGCCTTGGGCCGCCGTCTCAGCCTGTCCCGCCCACTTGCTATTAATCCCTGCGATTACCTGAGCTAGCTTTTCTTGTTTGGTGGCGTTTGCATTAACCTCGATTCCGTTTCTAGCAAGCGCGTTCGTGCTTGTTCCGATTGTTTTTCCAACCAAGTCCGCAGCACTCGCGAGATCAATTTTTTTAACCGCGGCTAGATCCAAAGTAGCCTTAATTAGTTCATTACTTACTTTGGTTTGACCAATGTATCCCTGAATGACCGCCTGTGCAGATACGATCTGTTCGTCTGCAAAAGTAGTTACGTTTTGAAGTGCGGCGGCTTGAGCTAAGTAGTCCTCTTTAAGCTGCTTACTATATATACCTTGGTTTACCATCGCGCGAGAAAGCGCGTTTGTGGCCTCTTCAGACTGTCTATACTCGGATATGGATTTTACAACGACCGCAGATATTGCGCCAAAAACACCAAGAGCTACACCCTTAAGATTGTCTAGAGCAGACTGAACCCTATCAAGCGCAGCGCCGCCAATCTCTTTAATCCTAAGCGTGAGTGTAGCCTGTTTATCTGCCACGTTTCATCCTTGATTCTTTTAAGGCCTTTTCCTGTGCCTTGATTTCTGCCTCCACACCCTTCTGATAGCAAAACAGATTGAAGTGATAATCTGTTAGGTTAAGCTTCAGAAGCTCGCTTGGAAGCAATCCGTATCGTCTTGCTATTGCGTCGATTTCAACCAATCGCTCGCGACTGAGGTAGCAAGTTTCATTTTTTTTTTACCGTAAGTAAAAAGCATGATCTCGTTATAGAGATCAAAGGCAATTCCCCAGTCTAAAAAAAGACTGTCCACTAAAACGCCAGTATCTTCCCTTTTCCTTGCAAGCTGTGGCGACACAACACCGGCCATGAATACATCTGTTAAGTGAGATCGAACCTTATCGCTCTTTGCATTTTGAAGGGCAGCGGCCTTCTCGCCTTTTGTTTTATGAGTATCAAAAACTTGAGTTAAAACTTTAGCGCCTTCAAGGTGGTCCAATAGATTGACCTTTCGAATATGAAACTTAACGCCACGGACATTAATTTTTTTAGTCTCGTTTACAACGTCTTCTAAGTTTCTTCCGAAAAGCCAATCAAACAAAGTACACCCCTCATCACGCGTAAGAATTTGTGTTGTTAACCACGATAGCCCTAGCCGCGTAACCGCCACTTGTGGTCGGATCACGTAGAACAGCAAACGAAACTTCCGACGTTAGCGGGTCGTTTGCCGAAGGAAGTTCAGGGTCGCCCGGGTCGTTAATTCTTAAGTTCGGAAGCCTTAGCGTGATACTTTCTCTTAACGATGAGCCCGAGATTGTAGGGCCTTGAAAAACAAGGTCCGCGCATAATCTTGTGTTTGCAATCATCGCATCATAAGCGGTTGTAGTATCGAATCTCATGCTTACTTTAAACTCGAATTTAGCAAGTCCAGCCGGTAACACCTGAAGCGTGTCAGAACCGATCCTCCGAGCAGTGGCATCCGAGTTTAAATTATTGGAAATCTTGAATTCAAAGCTTTGCACGTGCCAGAAAGACGTAGACGTAAGAGATGCAAGAGAGTTTTCAATTGAAATTCTACCCTCAACAAAGCTTAGTGGTATTTGATCCGCAGTTGATGTTGCAATCACAGATGAGACGTCGTTTGACGTAATGGTCGAGTCTTTGGCAATGATGGACGCATTCATCATAAGCGCGTCGTCTAGCTCTGCACTTAAAGTAAGTTCGTTTACCCTGATTCCAGAATATTCAAAAATCTTACCTTGTGTTGCCTGGCCTTTTCGAACATTTAAACACAGGCTTGAATATGTGGCTAAAAAGTTTGCGATATCGACTTGATGTTGGAAGGCCCCGCCACCCGAAGTTTCGCCGGTTGCTGTGGCTGAAGTTACAGGGCCTCCACCAAAAGCGTTTTGAAGCAAGTAGTTACAAGCCAAATTCATTGGAGAGTAGTAAGCTTCAATTTCGCCTTCAATAACCTTTCCAAGCTGAATCGAATTACTGTTCGTTCTGCTTGTCTGGATCTCTTCTAGAATTTTTGTTTCTTTCATGGTCTTTAAAGACGCAGAAAGAAAGTTCATCCCAGCGGTACAAGTATTATATGATCCGTAAGTAGTTTCTCTTCCCACCGCTAGGTACGATAAATTACTTACTAATGCGCCTTCTCCGACAGCCATGTGTCCTCCTAAATTGAACTAACGTAAGACCAATAATGGTCACGCCCAATAGTGGTTAATAAATTCCCAATCTCTTGGAGTTCTTTTTGTAGTTTTCTTATTTTTTCTGTTGTTGATTTAATCAGGTCTTTGTCTTCAGGCTTATGTCTGTATCGAAGCTGCTCTTCGATGTCCCCGACTTTACCAAAAATCAAAAGCGAATCTTTAGAGCACTGAACAACTGGAAGCGAAAAAGTTCTAATATAAGTTGTAAGCCAGTCACACGAAAACCAGAGGTTTCCTGACGTGTAAATAAACGCTCCGCTGTGTGGAGCATTTAAATATGAATGACACATATAATCGACTTTACCCCCGCCGTTTTCGTCAAAGGCATAGTACTTGCCCCCAGCCTTCCAAGAATAATCAAACCCGGTTAAGAGTATTTTGTCGTAACCAAAAAAGTTTTGTCTGATTAAATTTTCACATTGAGTGAGAAGAATGATCATTGCGTTTGATACATTGGTTCCGGCGCAGATAGTATTTTGGTGCCCTGAAATCTTCATGAATTCTTTTTCAGATCCAAGAACGTCTTTATTTGCGAAAAAATAAATATCTTTCCAGTTACCGTTATAGCTCCACTCTGGATTTGCACATACGTTCATAAAGAGAATGGTGTCTTGAAGTTTATCCTTCCACTTCTCCATATATTTTTTGTAATCGACATTCGCATCACAAACGACAACATAGGTCGGCGAAATTCCATGCTCTAGCAAATGACCCATCGTTTTATCACAAGCCAATATATCCACGTTGCCTTTATACTTTTTAATAATCTCAATGTGCTCTTCGAACGAGTATCCATTTGCTACGGCAAGACAGGCTTTCCCTACGCCGATGTTCTCAAAGTCATATAAACTTTTTTTAGGAAAGTTTTGGTGCATCTGCGCATGTTTGCGCCATTGTTTGGACCATTGTTTGTAAGCTGCTTTTGACTGTTCTTTAACTTGTTGGTCGTTCATTTTGGGTTTCTCCTTTAATAAAATACTTCGCAGTTAAATTTTAAAATGCCGGATCTTAAATGGGTTTGTTCGTCTAAGAGGGTGTTGTAGTACTTGCACCCGGTTGCTTGTTGCCAATTGACAACACCGCCGAGGTTATAATTACTGCGGCAAATGAGTTCGATATTTTCCATTAAGTAATTTATATCTTCGTCGGCTGGGTCTTTTTCGACGGCCGTTGTATTGTTGTTCCAAACGGACCCGACAACGCTTAGGGTTATGCGAGCGCGCCTTTTCGATAGAAGCTGTGTGCTTGCAATATCTTGACTTACGACTTCTTTGTCTTCTACGTAACAAGTAACAAGCGGAAAGAATGAAGCTTGCGGCCTAATCATTTCTGGGTGGACAGATAGTATTTTTCTGACCCGTTTATTATTTGAAAGATTTGCTGAAAGGTCTGTGGGCGAGGACGTAGTTGTATTAGCAGAACTTAATAAAGTTCTAAGAGCATCTTTAATTCCGTTTAGATCTGCTCTTGCGGCCATTTTTTATACACCCTCATCGATCATAAATTGCAAGGTTTGCTCTGAAATTTCATTCATCGCCTGGTCTGAAAGCCACATAAAATCACGCTTTGGAAGCTGCGGTCCGCCTGTATCGTGCGCGTACGCGTATGGAAACCCGTCCTTTGTTTTTTCATCATTAAACCACATGATTGCGTTTTTACTTGTCTTAACTTTTTCAGGCTTAAAACCCTGTCTTAGCTTTCCGCTAAATTGAAGTATTTGGTTTCCTGATCGCCCGATGGACTCCATGTGTTCTTGGTATGTAGGAGACCAATCTTTCCACCTACCTTCCGATCCCATCTCTTGTTGAAAGTGAAGGTTTATGTCCTTAAATACGATTGCAGATAAAAGACCGACATATTTTTTCTTGCCGTCTTTTATTTCAGAAAGCTTTTTGTAGAGGTTTTTTAAAAACGCTCGCACTTCCTTGTCTTCGAATTCTGCAACAGCTATTACCTTAGCCATTAATCCCTTTCATCACTGATGTCGTCGAGCTTGTCTTGATCGACTTTCCAATTAAGAGGATCGTCTTCGTTGAACGTGCTCGAGTAACCAGTGGTATTGCTCAAGACTCTGTACGCGGTTTGACTCATGTCTGTGACTATACTTCCAGCCGTATTTGCCACATCCATTTTGTAATCGCGAATGCCTTCCAAGTTTTTAATCACACCGTCGATTAAATCCTGCCCGCGCTTCATTGATTCTTTCCCGCCGCGACTCATCCTTTGGTGCATGTACCCCTCTGCAAGGGTCTCGCACAAAGATGTAAGAAGCGGCGGAACAGATCCGCTTACAAACGAGGAAATGTCATACCTTTTTGAGATATATTTATTTATCTCGTTTTCAGCGTGTGTAAGCATCTTGTCTGCAAGCGCACTCGTAGCCGTATCGAATTCGGTTCCGATCATAATCGTTTGCAGACTAGTGGTTGTTGCGTAAGTTCCTATTCAGAAACTCCTTCGGACTCTTGTTTGGGTTCTGCTTTTGGAGCCTTACCCATTGCCTCGGAAAGTTTTGCTTCAACCTGATGTGGTTCAAGCCAAACGCCTTCTTCTTTCCATTTTTTAACCATTCCGGCCAAAGCATCCTTGTGCTTTTTCATGCTTCCAACATAAACAGAAAAAACCTTGTCTTTTTTAACAATGAGCTTAACGACTTTTTCTTTTTCTTTTTGTGTATAAAAAACGCCCTTTGGAGTCGGTGGTCTCTTTGACTTTTCTTTTGCTAGTTTTTTAGCGTGTTCGTTTGCCGGAAGCCCTGATGACTCGGCAAAAGTTTGATCAGATGCTTGCTCTAAAGATTGTTCTGCATCGGATGCTTCAACTTCTTCGTTTCTTTTATTTCGTCTTGCCATAACTCTTCTCCTACTCTGGCAGGGTTTTTGTTTTTAGAAGGGAGCCAGACCCAAAACCCAAAAAATGTGTCCAGCCCCCAGAAAACTTTTTAAGATTAAACGATATCCTTAATTAAGAATCCCGTTAGTGATGCGACAACTTTTGGCTGAGATTTGATCTCCACTTCAATTGCTGTGGCATTACGTTCATTATCGAACCAGCTTCGAACGCGAGGCATAGAGCGCATGAACATGTATCCCGCACTCGGAGTTTTAATCCCGCCACCGCCTTTTGGTTTCCAACCTAAAAATGCGATATCGCCAAAGAAGTTTGCTGTACTAGCGGCAAGACCTTCTGCGGCTGAATCGTAAATTGCAGTTGGAACGTGTAGTTCTTCTAAGCCAACCAAGGCTTGAATCATGTTCTTTGAAACTTCCGAAGAAGTGTATTTAACACGATCAAGAACTGAAACGTGGTTTTTAACGGCGACAAAACCATCTCGAGGAAGAAGGCCGAAGTTCGGCGTTTTCCCAGAGTTACCAATAACGACTGATGCACCGGTGTCCCATACAGGAATAGGGTCAGAAGTTACTGTGTTGCTGTTCCATGCAGAACCCGCCGCAAGAGATACGTTCAAAGACCAGTTCGTTGTGGTAAATAGAGCGGCAACAGAGAACTCTAGTCTGCGATAAATCGCATCTGTTAAACTCTCCGTAGTGTCTACTTGCAACGATCCTTGGTCGTTATTTTCTTCTTCGTCAACACCAACATAATCTTTCAATGCGTCCTGGTTAAGGGCATATGAAGCTGTTGAGAATTCGAAGTTGAATTCGTTCGCCACACCTTTCGGAGCGCGTTTTGTTTCTGGAATTTTGAAGTTACGATCATACACACGGTATAAGTCTGTATCCTTCGTTACGTTAATGATTGGTAGTAATTTATCCCAAACATACTCTTCGTTTCTGTATTGGACAGAGACATTTGAGAGTAGCTGGTTAACATGTAACTGACTCTTTTGTGGCATAAAATCCTAATCCTTTCTGTCCAATTACGGAATCGATTTGAAAAATGGTTGAACAAATATTTTTGCAATGGTTCCAGTAGCGGCAACTGGCTCCAGAGAAATACCTACGACATAGCTACCCGCTGTTACATCAGCGTGTAGAACCCCTTGGCCTGCGTTGTTAGACGCAACCAATCGACCTGCAGCAATCGTGTCGTTAAAATAAAGCTTAGAGATGGAACCTGGTCCTGCAATTGGGATTGCGGCACCTGTTTCTAAAACTGTATCTTGTGAAACCCCGAGCGGGCATTCAGCAGCAGATGCAGGGAGCTTCACTGACATTGCTGTGCCAGTCAAAGCAGTAACAATTCTATATGCTGGAATTGTGGAGTTTGCTTTGAGTGAAATTGGAGGAATGTGACTCATAGATTATCCTTTCTTTTGATCTTTCATGACCGCTTTCATAGCAACACCGTAAGTACATTTGTGCTCTTCCATGTATTTTTTTGCGGCCTTATCGAGTTCATTTACATTATCTTTTGCGAATGTTTTTTTAGAATCCTCAGAACTTTCTTCGAAGTTAACTTCGGACGCTGCTTTAAACATTTTCAACAACTCTTTTACTAATTCTTCTCTGTTTCCTTTTTTGTCTTTGCTGATTGAGTATTCTTTCTTGGTTTCTCCAAGAAGATCGATGAGAAGGGGCTTCATAGCTACTGAGCAAAGCTTCTCAGATTGCAATTCTGTTACGAATTTTTCTACTCGCTCAGCCTCAGCTTTTGCCAAAAGCTCTTGTTTTTCCTTTTCTGCCTTGGCCTTGAAGTCTTTAAGTTCAGCAATTTCGGCCTCTTTTTCTTGAGCAGCTTTTGTAGCGGCTTCAAGTTTTTCAGCGTGTTCTTTGAGCGCAAAATCTTTTTGTGTAAGTTCTTGCTCAAGCTTTTCCTCTAGTGGTGTCTTTTCCATGGACTTTCCTTTCTTTTGTTTGCTTGAGCTGGGTTCAAACTCAAACTTGTCATTTGTAAAAACACTAATTGATTCGTATTTACCTTCCTGAGACGCATACATGGACATGATGTCCTTTAGATTCATTACGCCCGGGGTGTCGGCACCCAAAAGGGCAACGCCGGCAAGCATTTTGGGATATTGTTTTTCGCCTATTTTGATATTGAAGAAGACTTCAGATGAAACTTTTCGATAGGCTTTTGCTATAATAAGATCGTAGATTTTTTTTGGAATATCGCTAAAGTCAGCTAGTAATTTTTGACCGCTAACATAAAGGCGCTCAACCCAGCCGACGGCGGGCATTCCATCGTCCTGAATAAGTTTTTGTTTCTTGTCGTGACCTAGTTTTAGATATGGTCTCAAGCCTTCCTTGTGTTCTTCAAAGGCCCCAACCATTGCTTGTAAGTCCGTTTGCGTGATCTCCGTATCGTTCCAATTACCTACGGAGAAAATCTCAATACCTTTTATTGATTTGGTTTCAAGCTTAGTTTTTGGCAAACCCGTCCCCTTTATATTCGTCAATAAACTCGTTTATTGGTAATCCACGTACTGTTTCATTGGGTTTGAACGGTTCGTATTTTGTGATCGGAATTAAAATGCTTCTACAATTAAAATGAAGCGGCGGCGTAGGAGCATCATCGGCTAAAAATTTCTTTCCGTGAAGTCCAGAACATATTTCCGACGTTCTATCGTCCAGAACCGCGCTGTACTGATACCCGACCACTACGCCCGTAGAAGCGAAAAACGATTTCCTTCCGTTGTTTAATAATTCCGTGTGCTTAGTTCTTGCAAAGCGCTCGAGCGCAACATCAGAAAGGTTTTTTAGATCGATGTCTAAAATTCCACGAACAGAAGATAGTGGTCTTCCATCTTTGATGGCAGATATCAGTTCTGTTCGAACCTTTTTTAAGATTTGATATTCATAATCGCCAACAAAATTAAATGTTTCTGACTCAATAACTTCTAGGAATTTGTCGTCAGTCAATGGGCGAGCAAAGTTTGCTTTGTTAATTTCTTGTGCGGCTTGAGATTGAGCGTCGTTATAAATTTGGATGAAAGATGATTTTAGAATTTGTTTTAGGTCTTTTTTGTATCGTATTGATAGGGCTTCAATTCTGTCTTGGTGCGCACCTTGGACTATTTTTTTCTTTTCTATTTGATCTAAAAGGTCTGAAACTATTTTAGAGACGATTCTGCTTGTATCAGACATGACCGATTGGTCATAGTCGTTTAGCTTTGTCTCGATCGCTTTGAAATTTACTTTTTTGTGGTAATCACCGTCGGGTAAATTATAGGCTTTGCCAAAGTTTTGCTTCTTTTCTTTTTCGTCGCCATCCTTGGCTTTATTCTCTTCTGGATCTTCATCTTTTTCTTTGAGCCCATTTTTTTCCTTGTCCTCATTGTCTGGGTTGTCGGGATTATCGGGACTGTTCGGATTATCCTGATTTAAAACCATAGGATTTACGGATTCTAAGAATTCCACAGGTCCCTCTGGGAATTTAACTAGCTTTCTGAAATGATTAATTTCTTCAGGATTTGGTTTGTAGCCTTTTCCGCGAATTGCTTCTAACCAAATTTTTGCAAACTCTATTGCCGCCATATCATCAAGCGGCTTAAACCTGAACTTAGGATATTTGGGAACAAAGCCCCAGTTATACTGAACTGTTGGCCAAACAAGTTGTTTGTTTATAATAGCTTCAAGCGCATTTCTTCGGCGGATAATGTGTTTGAAGAAAAGGTTCATCTGCTCCTTCCCTAGAGCGAGTGAACCTCCACCTGTCTCACCTCCTGTGAATCCAACCAGGTCTGGAACGAATAAACTTCGACCAATAAACATATTAAACAGGTGAATTGCTTTAACATAAACATCGCCGTTGTTTTTTGATTCTAAAAATTCGGCCTCTATTTCTTTCGGAAGCGCTAAGGCCGTGTTTCCTTGGAGCTTTTTCATTGCTTCAAAGATTTTATCGACTGCGGTTTGTGGGGCATTTTTGTCGTATCTTGCAATCGGAATAGGCCCGGCTGCTTTTTCTACGAACATTCCAAGATATCGAACTATTTGTGTTTTGGTAAACCAAGCCGCATAAGCAGGTCTTAAATCGCTTGTACCGTATGGATTTTGAAATTTTCCGTTATTGGTATAGTGAATTAGTGATTTTGGGTTTACATCGATGTCGCCAACGACCGTTACCTGCTCGTATTTTGTAATCTTGCCGCGGCTATCTTGATATAAGCGCCATGAATTCGGGTGTCTGGTTCTAAGATATTTAGGGCCAATTCTATTTCCTTCTCTAACCTTAAATACCTTTTCTGTAAGCGATAAACCGAACTCGTAAGCACTACAGATCTGTTCAGCGTCTTCAATGAAGTCACCTTCGTAGTCTTCAAAGAAAGCGGCCTCAAGGTCTTCTACGATTTCTTTTTGACCTTCTTCACCGGGAACGAAACTACCTCCGTCACCAAGGACAAGATCTTTTTTGAGCTGTAAACACACGCTTACTTGGTCATCTTGGATCATGTTTTCATAGATGGAATAATCCCCGCGCTTTTGCCAAAGATCGTCGGGGTTGTATGGCGGCCTATATGAATCGGAAACGAGTGGAGACTTAAAATAAGTGCCTTCGGCAAGACCTGTATACAGTTCTTCGATCAAATTGGGCGCTTTTGTGCCTTTGGCTTGAGCCTCTACTATAGCATTTTTATCTGCCATTGATTCCTTTTAAACTTTGATCTTATTTTCGATGCCGTCGTAAACTGAAAGTGAGTTGGATAAACACACTTGGAGGGCGATAGCAGTAGCGATTACGCAGTCGTCAAATTTCCCCTCGACAGCTTCAATTTTTCCATTTATATCAACTAGCGTCAAGCACTCGTTTAAAATGTCCTTATCAGGAACACTTAGGTACTGGTCCTCGATAGCATCTATAAATGCATTGATCATGATCGGCCTAGTAATGCTGTCAGTTTTCCATCCGAGACGCTCGTCATTTGGGTTTACATATAGAGCGGGATATCCGAGTGTTTCATCCAATTTCAGCAAAACCGCGTGACCATGATTGTTTCGCTCTACCGCAAGAATCGGCCACACGGGCCCAGGGCTTGAGTACATTTTTCCAAGCTCGTAAAGTTTTGTCGCAAAATCAGACGGTTTCCAATGACTACGGAGCTTTGCGACTATTTTTCTGGACTCTACGTCAATGCAAACCCCTACTGAATAATCACGCCTTACCCCTTCGGCAACATCGGCACCAATTACGTAGCGTCTACCTTTTACAGGTTTCACGTACATTTTTAGACCCTCGGAGTCAGACAATGGGGAACCAAGCTGGCTTATCATTTTGTTGATTTTGAAAAGATCCATTACTGATTCGCCGCTTGCCAGGAAGCAGGAGATATCGTCTTCTGGATATTCCTGCTCGAACGTAACCCTTGTTTTATCAAACGAGGATACCTTCAGTTCGGCTTTTTTGAACCGACGGAACATGATCTGTTCGTTGTCGATATCGATCTTATAAAGGCGTTTAGCCTTCGCTATTAGCTCTCTTTCGTCATCTGTTAGGATTAGCTTTTCTTTACATGGCATCCTGTATTGCTTGAACGAATACCACGGGAAGAAAACCTTCCTGTATGGCTGGTCCTGGTCCATCCACATATCGTAATAGTGGTTAGACATTCCGTTTGGGGTTGTTTCCATTGTTACGCGCCCGCCCAGAGGAACGGTTTGAAGTGTTGCTTTGAGCTTTGAGGAATCTTTCATGAATGCGGCTTCTGATATGTGAAGCCATGTTGCCGTATCTGACCTACTTTCAAGGTCGCAATAAATGCGTGAGTTTAGTTCTGGGAAAAAATATTCGTATTTAGAACCGCCCCCGCGATCAAGCACGGGGCGCAAATCTGGATGCATATATTTGTACGCACGTTGAACAGTTCGGAATAATTTTTTAAGAGAATCAATTTCGTGCGCGATAATCACCGCAGTTACGTTTTCATTCCAACACGCATGATCGAACATTTTAATTAGTTCGTTTGTGGAAAAGCCAATTTGTCGCGATTTAAGAATCATCTTTCGATGCTCAGGCATTGCGTTGACTCGCGCCTGGCACTCGTTTGGCTCAAAAATAACCCTGCGACCTTCTTTATTTGTGATTGTGTATAGGTTTCGTATGCGCCATTCGGGGTCTGAAAGAAGTTTTAGAGCTTCCTCATCCTTTAGAATTCCCCTCGCCCGATCCATTTAGATCCTTTTTTGTTTTCCGAACTTCGCTAATAATCCCAACCAGTCCCGAATTCAAACTACCGGATATGTGATGCTTATCAGGCACCTTTCCCCACAGACGTTCTACAAAGTAGTTAAGATGGCTTGGAGCTCCTGTTTGAACTCCAACAATTAAAATTCTTGTGATCAACGCCTCTATGGTGGGTGTTCTTGGGTTTTCTGAAAGCTTCTTTAAATCCTCGTAAGGAAGTAATAGCAGCTTACTCATTGCAATTCCGAACTCTTCGTTTGTGAGATTGCGAGCGGCTTTAAGTTCGGTCGACATTGGTGGTCGGCCTTTGGGGTTTCCACTTACACCCTTTGGAAAATCCCTTCCGCCTGTTTTTTTTCTCTTCACCATACATGATGCGCGTATCGGAAAAATACAGAGTACATTTTAATGATAGTAGTAATTACTATCAAAAGCGTCTCAAATTGAGTCGTAATAGGCTTTGGTTTTAGAAATGCCCTCTTCTATTTTGGTCTGAGGTACAAAGTTCAATACGTTTTGTATGCGATTTGTATCGGCAATTGATGTCTTTATATCGCCGCAGCGCTCATCCTTAAATTCTGCTAGATCTTCTTTTCTGATTAACTTAAGCAGATCTTTTACTTTGGTTCCGCGCCCTGCACCAACGTTTAGAATTGTGTGCGTTGGGTTTTTAAGATCCATTGGCCGGATTATGGCGTTGTGGATTGCCTCGCACACATCATCAACATAAGTAAAGTCTCTTGTGGCAGATCCGTCGCCGTAAACAACTGGCTTCTCGCTTGTGAGGAATCTCGGAATAACTGATGCATAAGCGCCTTCTGTTTTCTGACCTGGACCGTACACGTTGAAGAACCGAAGCCCCGTACAATTAAGTCCGTTCGGAACGCCCCATACTTCTGCAAACTTTTCGTTAACCTGTTTTGAAAGTGCGTATGGGTTTAGAGGATTTCCTTCTCGCCCCTCGATCTTAACAAGGTCTTTATTGTCCCCGTAAACGCTCGAGCTTGAAGCATAAACAAAGTTCTTAATGCCGAACATCTTGGCCGTGTACATGATTGATGCAAAGCCTGTGCAGTTTACATGTATCGTTTGAATGGGAGAAGCAAAAGATCTCGGGACCGAACCCATGGCCGCGAGATGTACAACCGCATCGATCTTTCTTTCGTTAACCAATATTGTTTTCATGTGCTCAGTATTGTTCACATCTATTTTGTAGAACTTAAATCCAGGCCAATACTTACCAGCGGCTTTTTTCATTCGCCCTGTTGGATCTATTGAAGTGTTACTAAGATTATCGAACCCAATCACAGTGTGAAGCGAGTTAAGTAATTGTGGAACAAGATTCGAACCAATAAATCCCATGCAGCCGGTTACGAGTATGTTCATTTCTTTTGCTCCTTTTTACCTGGCGAGCCCGGACAAATCGGTCCTATAAATTTTGCCGACTTCTGGATTTGCTACGGCTCGCAGACCTTGATGGGATACGGACCTGGCTCCCAGCACCTTGTGAGAAATGCCAGGGCTCATAAAATTTTCCATTATCTCGCCTTAATCTCCCTAATTTTTTCCCACGGCGTATTCTTGCAGAACCGGCAAGTCTCTTTGTCGATCCTGTGAATACACTTATTCATAGCCCCTAGAGATTTCATGTCAGGCATAACTACTCTCTCTATGTTTTTTATGATCGCTTCTCGGAGGGTCATTCACGTCCCCTATACTTCTCATTAAGCTCAATGATGTTTCTAAAAAATACTGTCTCTAGGTGAAGCCCGCTTGGTTGGTTGTTAAGCCACTTGAAAATAGCCGACATATTTTCAGGGAAGCACCGGCCTCCGTACCCACGCTTACCGTCTGGCCCTGGAACTTCCATGTGCTGATTACCCAGGAAGCCCGTTAAGTTCGAACAGAATTTCACAACGTCGTAATCGGCCCCAAGCTTGTCCGCAAGTGTTCTGATCATGTTGAAGTAAGTTACTTTAACCGCCCCGAAACAATTATGAGTGAACTTGGATAGCTCGGCCTCAATGTTTGAGCATACGAGCATGCTCTTGCCGTTGAATATCTTTTGGCAGATATCTTGCTGCTCTTGGTATTTGAGTTTCTTGCATCCAATCAAGAGAGGAAGTTTAAAAAAATCATCGTAGGCCCTGCGCTCGGTTAAAAACTCAGGCATGGCAATTGTTCCAAGCATGTCATTGGTTCCAGGCAGGACTGTAGACCTTACAAAAACTTTGTCAGTGTACTTCTTTGCCATGGATACGGCTTCGCCTAGAACTCTTAAATCTTGTCCTTGGCCTGATGCTGGAACGGGCACAGAAATAAAAATGTGAGTGCAGCCCGCAAGGTCGTCGCTCATTCCTTTTCCAGGATCGTAGCAACAAACCATATGTGTTGTGTTCTTTTCTAACCAAGTTTTTAGAGCGCCGCCCACGACTCCAACACCGATGAGTCCAATCTTCATGGTCCGAATTAAATCAGGCTGTTTTTTTATATCAATAAAATTTTGAGATGTGCTTTTGAGTAGTCTAGGTTTTAGTAATTATAATATTACAAATTGATATGAATTATTTTCTTTTTGAGCGAAAAATTAACTCTTTTTTCTAAAATCGCTCTAATCTTTTCTTTGGCTTCACTTATCCCCCTTGGCGGTTTCATGGCTTCCCCAATACGCTTAAATATATTATATAAAATATAGCCCCTACAAAGCTCAAAACAATTAAAGTTCTTTTTATAAATTCCTTAACACTCATTCCGACACTTCCTTCCACTCATGCTTTACTAGGTGATACTCGTCTCTTCTCGGCGACGCATAGTGAGCTAGATTATCTAACAATTCTTTGTAAGCCTCCGCCAACCCTAGTACCACTGGATGCTTCTCTAAGAATAGTTTTGAGCAGGCGTCCCAGCCACACTCGAACCCTACATGCGATCTAATTCTAAAATCCTCGTTTAAATAAACAGATGAATGTTGTTTTGCGCCTTCTTCTTTCAACTCCTCAAAGCTCTTGTCTTTCATTCGTGCTCCATTTGTTCTTCTATAAACTCGTCATTGCAAATATCGCATTCAAGCCACGGACAAAGACCTGTGCCATGACATTTCCAACACGTTTTAAAATATTCTTCTCCAAGGTCATCGTCTTCCACTATATACCCGTCGCGACAAGAACACTCTGGACGGTCCATTCTTATATTGTGTTTTGGGCACAGCTTCGATTCGGGCTGGGTCATAGAGTTTCAACTTCCTGGATAAAATCGTCTATTGCTGTAATATCGCCTATTACAACAGAGATTTTTTTGTCTACTAAATTTTCCAAATCAGAATTATCAGTTTTTTGATCTTCAACCTGAATCCAATATTTATTACCAAACGCTGTAACGTCTTTTTTCAAAGTTCCGATTTTTATTTCCACACTCTACCCCTTTTCGCCTTCGCTTGCGGCGGGGTTTTGTTTTATCATTCCCAGTTTTGCTTTATGCCATTCAATGGTTCTTTCAGCTTGCTCAATGCACCTCTTGTGATAGCCAGCAGACCAAACTTGTTTTTTGGTGCAGTTAACAAAACTGTCGTTAAACCACTTTTGAGCTTGTTTTTTTACTTCCTCTAATTTAAACAAATACTCCGCGTTTGCTGCGTCTTGTGACGTTAAGATTTCATCTTCAGACAACGAATTATAATTTACCTCATACTTGATGCCGTCTTTTGTCGAAACCCCCGTAATTTGTCCTGACTTTATGATCGCGGTCGGTTCCCATATCGTCGCATAGCCAGTAGAGCCTTCCATTCCACGCTCACAAAATCCACAAGCTGTTTGAACCTTAGAATCGTCGCCTAAAATAACCGTGACAAACTTTTTTCCGAAACACATAGGACATGGAATTGTTTTTTGATAATGGCAGTGCGACTCAACCCAGAATACATCATCACCAATATTAAATTTCATTCGCTAACCTCGGGGTTTTTATTAACCCAACTTGCTACTTTTTCCGAAGAACCCCAACAAGTAGCTGGCGCTTCGTTATATAACCAACTCACGTACTCAAAAAGTCTGCGACGATTGTATAAGTCAGCACGTCCCGCTGCCTCGGATAAATTATTGCTAAGTACGGCTGTAAGAAAATCGCCTGGTAAAATTCTGTTTTCTACATACCGAATCAACGGCTCTAAGTCTTTTTCTGTCAGCTCATGTTCCGACCTATCTAATCGATCTGCCGAAACCATTTTTTCTAAATCTTCCTTAGTCATGGCTCTTATTACTAAACTCATAAAATTAACCCCTCTCCTATCAGCGCCGCTTCGCTGTTTTTTTGCTGTTCTTAATTGTTCTCTCCGTGATCATCTCAAGAATATTTTTGTCAGATCGAACAGTCTTTGTTGTTTTAGTTTCGGCCACTCGAACTTTTTTAATATGATCGATCATCGATGGAATCGTTTTAAAATATCGCTTCTCGTTCGGTGAGTTTTTTAGTTTGCTCGTTTTGAGCGTGAATCCATTTTGGATTTCTTCAATTTGAAATTGCATGGTCCTCTCCTTTTTAGTTTGTTTAGTTTTGTTTTTATCGATTTGTGCGCACTCATAATTTCTTTTGGCGTGGCGCCTGAGTAAATATCCATACCCTGATTTATGGCATCTTTGTCCGCATCCATAAAAGCGCGTTGCCATTCAGATAAAATTCTGAGTTCAAGTTTTGTGAACATCGAAATACCTTTCTAACTTCTCAGGACGATTTCTATTCGCATAAGCATAAACAACTTCTGCGTTACATTTTTTGCAGCGAGATTGATAGTAAATTCTACTATCACCCTTGCGGCGTTTTCTGTAGAACTCACTGACTGGTTTTAATTGAAAACAGTTGGAACATTTTTTCATAACTTACCATTACGACATTCGTTAAAATATTTTTTTGCCTTTAATAACCATTCCATTAGTTTATCCATGTTCTCTTCATAAAGTTCCCATCCTCCAACAGAAACAACTCCATATCCTCTCTTTGCGTTGAATTCCAAACTCTCAGCTAATGGATCTTTTTCACCGTCGGATCTGAATAGTGGTGATGGCGCTTTCGGTTCGTTTTTCTCAACGAAGTCTGCGACCTCCATTAGTTTTGATGCAAGAGATCTTGCATCTTGCGGAGTTAGATAGCCCGACTCGCTGTCTGCCCATATTTCTACTTTCTTCCTGTCATGTGCAGGCCTAATCTCACACTCATAATTTTCCATTACAACTCACCCTCCGAATAAATCATGTTCTTAACCCATTCTTCTCTTACAAAATTCTTTTTGAAATCTTGATACGGAACATCGATCACAACCGAACACTTTTTTTGCAAGTAAACCTCTGTGAAGTGTCCGCACGGAATGAACGCAAGTACTTCGTTCGGTGAAATCTGAATCGGAGCGCGTTTCCCGTTTTTGATTTCGTGGTAGGTTTCGGTCATGTTCCAGACTCCAACTTTCTAGTTTCCAAACGAACAACTTCGTTAAGATCCTTTGCCCCCGCTTTATTAAAAAGCGTTTGCAGAAATCCCTTTGGCCAAACATCTTTGGATGCTGAGGTTAAAAGCAACGGTTTTGTTTTTGAACGATTAAGTTCTAAAACAATATCCCTTATGTGCGCTGGCAGCGGACACGTCTTGTTTCTAGCGTCCTTTCGATATTTATCGAATGCCTTAACCACATCCTCATAATTAAGATCAGACAAATCACTCGCATACATTTGTATCACTTCGTCTGGCAATTGCTGATGCCTGTAATACGCAGCGTACATCACAAATGTTTTTCTAATTTTAGAAAGTTCTTGATCGGTCATTTTAGGAACCTTTCTAGAGTATCATTCCCAAACCTTCCGTGTGTTAACTCAACTATTTTTTTAGGCGCAATCTTTTCCGGTAATTCACCTAGAGTTCTAACAAATTCTTTCACGCCTTGCTCGCATGCGCCAGTTATAACGCGATAGCCTTGAATAGCTTCGTCAATTGAAATTTCTTTTGCTTCTTTCCAGTGTTCATACTTAGTCGTATCTCTATCTGAAATTTTAAATCTTAAGTCTTCTATTGCTTTTTCAATTGTCTCACCGTGCGAAAACGTATTTCCACGTTGAACAACAAAAGACGTTTCTAGCTTTCCAACAATTTTAATTTCAAGTGCTGTAATTTCGCCGATTAATTTTTTTCCAATCAACCAAGATAAAATGCCGTCTATTTTTACCAGTCCTTTTGCTTCGAAAGATAAGTTTAGAGCTCTCTCACAAATTTCTTTTGCTTTCGTTTTTACGGCGGGGTCATTTTTAGTTGTTAAATTAGGTGCCTCGAGCTTCGCAGAGCCACACACGCGCACGTCGCCACCAACAGTTTGCAGTGCCTCGAGCTTCGCAGAGCCAT